ATAGAACCATTACCTGCTGCGTTAGCTGGATTAGTTGTTAATGAAGCCGCAGACTGTAATGAGTCAGTACCTGTACCATTCTCTAGTCCTGCTGCGCCACCTGGTAAACCACTTACAGTAGAACCTGTAAAGTCTACAGTACCACTAACAAAGTTAGTAGCTGTGTTACTAATTTCTATGTTTGTTGCGTTGCCTAAACCGTCTGTTACAGCTTTAGCAGTACCAGAGATAGCTCCGTTATCTGTTGTTTTTATCAGACCCTGATAACTTGAGTCTATTGAATTTCCTGTTAATGCAGCCATATTCTTGTTTTAATTATTTACGTTAGGGACCAAGTTCTAGTCTCAGCTTCCCAATTATTTGTATTTGTATTCCATACGAATGGTACGCCTGGTCCTCCGCCATTACATGCGTTATCAGCAATTGCATACCACCATGTGCCGTTTTTAGGTTGTGTTATACCATAATGTCCAGCTAGTGCAATAACCCAACTACCATTAACTGGTGAGGTTATGTTTAACTGAGCACATAATGTTTGTAGCCATGAACCATTTACAATGGTTGTAGCACCTAAATATATTGCGTATGCAGAAATCCAGCTACCATTGTTAGGAGCAGTTACTGCACCGTTACTGGCACACTCTACGTAGTCTTTTGTTACTGATTTTATATCCATCTACTTAGAAATATAATTTTACTTTTTGTTGTTGATTTTTTTCAGAGCAACTTTAAGTTTGTTAATGTTTTTAACCGTTGCCATGGACTGTCGTGGAAGGACCACAGTCTGTGCATTCGCCGTATTTCTCTTCATAATATGATAAATTTGATCTACCTGTTACTAATCCACTAAAATATGGATTACGTTTATCTGGCATCATACCGTCTGTGCCAGGATTCTGATACTCTGGAAACTTGTTAGGGTTATCCATAAAGTATTTTGTTAGTCTTTTACTGTAAAACTCTGCAGTATCTAGTACTCTTTGCATGATAAATTGTAATTCATCTAGAGTAGTAGGTGAAGTCTCCTCAGATGTACCGTTAAGTACGCCCTGATTAGCTATCTTATACTTAATGCTTGGTAACATTAGATACAGTGCATACTGCATTAGAGTTGGTCCTACGTAGTCTTTCATAAGTAGTTCCTCATCAGCTGTTAAGTTACCTGCAATAACACCTGCTTTAAGTCTATCGAATAGACGTGTACCTAATACGTTTTGTAAATATATGTCTTGAGCTTGTAGAATGTTTGGTG